CTATTCTTTAAGTACCGCATATACAACCACGCCGCCGGCAACAGCCTGCCATAAGAGGCGCTGACGCTCAATGCGCCGCGTCCTGCGCTGCTCCTGTTTGAGCTCCTCTGATAAGCTCATCAAGGATGCGTTTTGCTCGTCGATTATCTGATTGGAGCTCGTCAACGAGTTTTTGGCAGTCGTTAACTCCTGCCTGAGCTGACTGATTTGCTGCTGCTGCTGACTCAGCCCGCTGCTCTGCCCGCTCAACAGCTCCTGCAGCTGATTTAACCGCTGCTCCTGCCTGCTGATTAAGCTCTGCAGCTCGGTTAACTTGCTGAGAGGCACGCTCACCATTATCTCCTGCCGGGGCGCTGCCTCTGCTGCTGAGGCAGGTGTACAGGACAAAGCTGCCGACAGCAGCGCACAGACACATAACGCCAATGCGATATATCCGCGATTTGTCATACATCAAGCAGCCCCCAATCTATATCGTGCCCTGCAAGATAATTATATGTAGCTCTCGCCCTGTTGGCATAGCCTTGTTTGTAGGCGTTGCCGACGGCAGCAGCCACATAATACTCATCCGCAAACACATCTGCCAGCGCTGACAGGTCATCAACATTATAGCCCCAGCTCTTACGGTTGCGGACAAATACTCTGACCACGTTGGTGGAGGTTGGGCACCACATGCCCGCATAAATTACGCATTTGCTGTCGCTGATGTACGGCATCAGCGCGTCGACATAATCAAGACAATCGGCTGCCAGTATCTCCAGCTGAGCAGCTCTGCCCTGCTCACTGTCGAGAACCGCACGCAGCTCATCCAGCTCACCGGTGTTGACAATATCGGAGTAGGCACGGCCGATAAATTTACGGCCACCGTCAATCCATCTGAGGAGGTTATCCCCGCGGCCGCCCTCCCACTGGCTCACGCCCATGCTGGGGTAATTGCCGGCGGTGCTGCAGCTGACGGAGTCATATGCGCCCTCGATGCCGGTGGCGATGATGCCAGCAGCTACCTCGTGTGCTAAAAGATGTCTAAGGTCCATGTTATCACATCCTTTTTTTCTTAACAGTATCAATTAAGCCTTTTACAGCCTCAACGCCAGCAGCGTTGAGGTTTTCTACAATGCTCAACAATTCCGTAGCCGTTAAATAACCGATGATTGTGCTCACTGCCCATGCAGGCTTACTAAGCTCAACCATAATCAGATCAGCACTGGCAGCTGCCATAACGCACAGCAGGTATACGGAAATTTTTCCGAGAAAACGATGCTTCATAACTTCAGAAGAAATAAGACCTGCGCTTCTTGCCGCTTTGATGGCAATCAGCGATTGAAGAATGGTTGGCGCTGTTTTGCCTTGCTTAACCAGATAATCATGAGCAATCGCTAACCACTTAGTCAGACAATCCAATACAACCAAAGCAGAAAATGCATAGAACAGGACTGCATGCTTGTGGAGCAGGATTACCATAATCGCAGCAGCTACCGCCTTATAATTCCAACCGATATAAAGAGTTTTGCCTGCACCTACCACGCTATCAAAAAAAAGTTTATAGTTCATCTTTCAACCTCCTAAAAATTACATAATAAAAGCCGTCCTGTATAAGACGGCTTAAGAACCTTAACTGTATGTTATCAGTTTAACGCTTCCGGCATCAGCGTCGACATTGTCCAGCTTGGCTTTGTCCGCAGCGCTCATCAGCCCCGCGGCAGAGGGCGTAGCATTGCCGGGCGTGCCGGTAAGGTCCGAGTAGCTGCCAGTCCTGGCTACCGATGCCAAGGCGCTGAGCTGGTTAAAAAACTTTTGCCCCAAGCCATACACAACTTTGTTTTGCACGGCATTGGTAGAGTCACCGGACAAGCTGTCATCCACAACAGGTATCGCCGGGCTGTCCGACAGATCATTATAGCTGCCGCTAGTAGCCACAGCAGCCAGTCCGGTTATCATGCTTGCCGGATGAGATGCAGGATGGACATAATTGTTGGCGTTAGCTGCTATGCTGTCCAACTTGCTTTTGTCGGTGCTGCTCATCAGACCTGCAGCTGACGCTGTCGCGTTGACATAAGTCGTATCGCTTACCGGCGGAGTGTACCCCAGCGCACCAGTTACGTTGGCCCTTGTCAGGCTGATAACACCCCCAGATACATTGATGTTGCTGCCGATTTTTACACCACCCATAACGGAGGTGCTTGCCATCGGCAACGTGTAGGCTGCAGGAATTGACGGCTTATTGGTCAGGGCATTATAATCGCCGGATGTCGCCACCGCAGCAAGCTCCGATGCACTAACTTTGCTACTGACTGCTGTTTGCACGAATGCTGTGGTTGCTATCTGTGTAGTATTTGTCCCAGCAGCTGCCGTCGGCGCTGTCGGTGCGCCTGTCAGACGTGCTCCACCATTCCATCCGTTTCCGTTAATGTTGCCGACCAACACAGCTCCAGATTTTGTACCTGTTGTGCATTTATAAAAGTTCCAGCTCGGGTCATACTCATAGAAATCCACGCTATCATGCCCAGAATAGCCAAAATCTACAGCGTGGTAATAGGTATTCGCGTCACCCTCACCCCTAAATTTTCGGCATTGAAAATAGTTGTTTGCGCCCGTTCCTGTTTGGAAGTTTGGCGCACTAACACTGCCTGTACACGCACCGCCTGCCAACGGCAGGTAAGCACTCAGTACACTGCTGTCTGCTTTGCTGTTAAGCGCAGCATTGATAACTTTATTTTGTACAGGATTGGTTGAGGTCGATGACAGCTCACTGTCCACCGTAGACGCTGCAGGTATTATAGGCTTATCTGTAAGGTCATTGTAACTTCCCGATGTTGCCACCGTAGCAAGGTCACTAGCCTTAACGCATCCGTTTGTAAGCGTCTTAACCTTGCTCCACACATGTACAAGGCCATTAAGGTCAATCATGTTTTCCGCCACTAAATATCACCTCCTTAGTTAAACACAATTTCGACTTTATATTTTTTCCCCACATTAGCAGCAGTAAACATGCTTGATATATTTGACGGTACACGTTGCACAAAGGTATAAAATCCTACCAAGCTACCTTGATATGACATTTTGCCTACTGTCAAATTAACCGTTACACCCATTTCAAGCGGTGTGATGTTAAGGCTGATATTGCGACTACCGCTCGTAACACCCTCCTCCTTAAATGCAACGTCAAGCCAACCGCCGTAATAAGACAATATTACCAAGGTTACCGCTCTACCATCATGCGTAACATTACCTGTAACCTCGCCATAATTGCCATTGTTGCGACTATACCCATATTGACCGCTTTGCTGTCCCATAGTCATTACAAACACGTTCTCGGTGACATCGCCACCGTTCTCATGTTTTGTTGCAACAGCGTATATAATGCCGCCGATTTTAACACGCATGCCTGTAGCATTGGCATCGTCTGTCGCTTTAAGGGCTATATAGCCGTCAGTATTGTCGACTCTTACTCGCAAAGCTTTGTCCCCGGCTTCCGCCAATGTTGAGTAGATGTTGCAGGCAACAGCCGTGCCGCCTGTTTTTTGTACATATAATTTTTTGTTTAAAATACTCATAACATTACCTACTCAATCCAGATACTGCCACCGGAAATATTAAGCACGCTGCTGACGGTCAACGTCTGTACCATTGTTGTGCCAGTAAAAGACGCATTGTTGGTGGTAGCAGGAGTATACCCTAAAGCACTTGTCACGTTGCTTTTTGTAACGCTGATAGTGCCGTCTGACACGCTGATGTTACTGCCTACCTTAACACCGCCCAGCGTACTGCTTGTAGCGTTTGGCAATGTATACGCACTTGGGATAGTCGGCTTGTTACTCAAATCATTGTAGCTGCCGCTTGTCGCCACTGCTGACAAGTCCGTTGTCTTAGCATATGCAGTTAACGTAGATGCCGTAACATCAGCTGACACAACGCCGTTAGTGTTGATTTTCAAGCCACTACCAATCTTAACACCGCCAAGCGTGCTACTGCTTGCCGTAGGTAATGTATAGTTACCACCGCCGCTGCTGCCGCCCCCGCTTACGCTTATCGTAACATTACCGGAGCTGTCAGGAGCTGCGCCGTTGACCGACTTGACGTAACCGCTGAGCGCGCTGCTTGTGATATAGCCACTGTTGTTGGCAAGGTCGCTTGTCCTGGATGGTATCGCCGGCTTGCCGGTCAAATCATCATACGCCCCGCTAAATGCTACATTTGCAAAATCTGCGGTAGCGCTCACCCCCAAATTTGTGCGTGCCCCGGCCGTTGTTGTCGCTCCGGTGCCGCCCAGCGCAATAGGGACGATACCGCCAGTTGTCGGCAGGTCCCCGCTGCCTGCAACGTTTAAGGCATTGTCAATCTCATCGTTTGTTGCGATGTCGATATCAAGGTTGGACAGCGCTGCCGTTATGGTCTTGTTTTGGACCGGGTTTGTCGAGGACAGCGACAGCTCCGTGTCGATGGTAACCTTTGGCAGCAGTCCTACCACCGGCTTACCGTCAGCACCTGTTGCCCTTACGCCTGCCGCCAAATTATCGGCAGTGACGGTGTCGCTTGTCAAATCGACAAGCGCGCGCCCATCATAAATAATCTTATTTACTGCCATTTCATATACCTCTTAACCGATTGTTACAGTAACACCGCCCTGAGGGTTATCACTCTCGTTGTACGGGATAGCCTCGACGGTGACCTGAGACAGATAGTTGTAACCGCCAGTGCTGTCCGGCAGAATGGTCTGCGCGGTGGTCTTAGGGGTAGCCGTCTTAGCCTGCGCCTTAGCCCCCTCGGTGCCGCTCATTGTACCGGTTACGCCCAAAATCTTGACGCCGGAGCGGATGTTGGTAGCGATGAGCTTTGCCTGCTCAGTGGCGCTGATGGCCACCTTGCCGGAGCCGTCATGGTAACCGATGGGGATGGTGTAGGACTCATCCTTTGTGCTGATGGTGCCGGTAGCAGCGCCGTTGTTTTTCATTGTGCCAGTCAGCTTGTTGCCGTTGACGTAAGCGGTCTTGCCCGCCAGAATCTCAGCTACGGCCGCGGTAGCATCGCTGGTGTCTGCATCAAATGTGCAGGTACCGGTGATGATAGCGCCGCTCTTGTCATGCGCGGTATAGGTGCTGAGCAGCTTGTCAGCAGTGACGGTATCTGCTGTCAAGTCGATAAGTGTTTTGCCACCATAAACAACCTTAGAAATATTTTTGTCTGCCATAAAAATTACCTCTCTTTCTGTCCTATACTTAACTGTATAGGAGATGATAAAAAATGAAATTACCTAATGGATTTGGCTCAATAGCCTGCTACAGCGGCAACAGACGCCGCCCCTACATCGTCCGCAAGTATATCGACGGCCGCCAGAAGATAATCGGTCAATACGCCACGTACGAGGACGCTTTAGCGTTTTTGGTCGACTACAACAAAAACCCGTCACTGTTTGCCCCGGCCACGATAACCTTTGCTGAGGTATATCGGCTGATGGCTGCTGAGCGCTACCCTAAAATAGCAAAATCAACAGCAAATAACTACAAGGCAGCCTTTAAGCATTGCCATGAGCTGTACGGCCGTCAGTTTGCTACATTAGATATAGCGGACCTGCAGGGCGTAATCCGCGGCATGAGCCGTCGCAATATCGGCTATGCCTCGCAGAAAAAGTGCCGCCAGCTGATGCACCTCATGTACGAGTATGCCGTAAAGTATAAGATCATACCGGCAACAGCCGATATAACCTGCTATATCGACATAGACAAAAAGGTGGTCCGGTATCCCAAAAAGCCGTTTATTACCCGCCAGCTCAATCGTGTTAAAAAGCTGGCTAACAGTGATGATACACTGGCACGCTGGGCGATGTGTGTTGTGATGATGTGTTACAGCGGCGTGCGGCCGGGCGAATTTCTGGCCATCCAGAAAAATGACGTTAAGCTCAAGCAGCGTTACTTTATCGTCCGTGACAGCAAGACTGTGGCTGGCCGTAACAGGGCTGTGCCGATAAGCCGCAAGGCGCTCCCCTATTTTAAGCTGTGGATGCAGCAGGACGGCCGTACGCTCATAGCTGATGATAAGGCTGGCCAGCTCTCCTACCACACCTACAGGCGGCTGTTTGACAAGGTCATGGACGCGACTAATTGCCACCATACGCCGCATGAGTGTCGCCATACTTGTGCCACGATGCTCGACAATGCCGGAGCTAACGAAACTGCCGTCAAGCGTATCTTAGGCCACGCCAGCCAGGGCGTGACAAAAGGAGTGTATACGCACAAATCGCTGCACGAGCTTAAAAAGGCTATTGATATGATATAGGCTGTGTTGCTAACGTGTTGCTTATCCGGTAGGCACTGGCGCTGTTAAGCCTTGCCGCTGCTAGAATTTGATGTTGCTAACGTGTTGCACGTTGCCAAACATTGTTTTGACATGTTGCAAGCGCAGGCACAGCAAGGATTTGAGCCATTTTAGAGGTTAAGAGTAACAGCATCAACCTCAGTAACAGTTGTTGCTGCCTCTACCTTGTCTTTGGCGGCTCTATACGCCACATGCAAGGCGTTTGAGCGTTGAGCGACGGCAGCGATTACGCAACGCAAATCATCAGCAGTAACCTTAACATCTTGATTGTCTGCTGTTGTCCAGTCAATGGACGCAGTTGCCTTTGCTTGTGCGGTCTGCACATCAAGGGCGATGATGGCAGCGTTGATGCGCTCGCGCGCTTTGTCATCGTAATCATAGTGGTTACCGTTGTAGGTAATCTGCTTAACCTCTTTGCTGTCACGCTCAGCTTTAAGCTCTGCGATTTTGGCAGGCTTAGCAGCTGCAAGCAGCTCTGCATCGGTAAGTGCTGGCTTTGGATAGACCGAGCCGTCATCAGCAATGAGGTATTCGCCGTCGCCGTTGCCAATGAGTTTATTAAAATCATCGTGGTTGACAATGACATAGCCTTGTTTAAGGTAATCGGCGATTTGAGCTTCGTCGTACTCGACGGCAAGCTTTGTGTCTTTTCTCTGCCCATTTTCCGGCAGGATAAGATATTGATTTACTCTGTTATCATTCAT